CAACTGCTACTGATATCTATGGAGCGCAGACTGACGAAAAAGTGGCAGCGGCTGCTCTAGCAAAACAAACTGAAGGAACTGAATTAAAGGGAACAGACTGGAGAACAGCACTCTCAAATCTTGCGGAGATGTATCCTAAAGCAATATTCAAACAAACACCAGATGGATACTTGACTTTAGATACAAAAAATTTAACTGTAAATGAAATAGAAAATTATAATAGAGTGAAAGATACTTATACCTCTGCAATGATAGACTCTTCAATAGCACATTCAAATGAAGATCCATTTTTTCATCAACAAGCAGGTATGGATGCAGTCAGACCTATGATTAGACATATAATAAATGTAGATGTAGATGCAAGAGATGAACGTAGAAAAGGGTTTACGAAAGAGATTACGTATAATCAAAATACTGGTGAAGCGACAAGAAAGGGAACGGTAATATTTACAGGAAATCCAAAAGAATATGAGAAATTTGTAGAGGCTAATATAGAGATTCCTTCTGCAGATAAAATAGAGGAATTGTTTCCACAGGCTGTTGATCATTTAAGGAACAATCCAGACTCAATCCATGATTTTGCTGCTAGATTTATGCTTTCATTGGATGAAGCGAAAGCATATTTGGAGCAATAGATGGCGAATCCATATGATCAGTTTCTTGTAGGTGGTACTCAATCTGTAGTTAAAGAGGATACTATTCCAGATCCTGTTCAATCTGAAATAGAGGAAAAATTTACAGAGGTTGTTGAACCTGATACAGATGAGAAAGAAGAAGTATCTATAGAGGAGCGAAGAGCGAGGGCGGCTGGCTTTAAAGAAATGCCTGAACTTGGATATCCTAAATTTCCTTGGTCTAAAGATGATCCTCGTAAAAGAGTAATACCTGAAACTGGTAGAGAGTATACTGCTAAGTTACGGCCAGCTCCACGATATGATCCTGAAACTAAGACTTTAAAATATGAGTATGAGGAGGAATACGAACCAACTTATACAATGAAAGAATTGGATAAAAATTCAGAGTGGCTTAAAAATGCACGAATTATTTATAAATCGGAAAAGGGAACGAATTGGAAAAAATCTGATACAGAATTAGGAAAGTGGTTTAAAAGAAGGCATTCTAAATTAGCTAATGATATGGTTAACATGGGATTAACTGCATTAGATACACGTAATATGTTACCAAAAACAAAACAAGCATTTGTTGATTCTATGAATATGTTTGATGATACAAATGCAGATTGGGGTTCTTTTAGACGAGCAGTCGGTTATACTATTGCTGATCCTACAACATGGGGAAGTATATTAGGCGGTGCTGGTGTTGGTTTTCTTGTAAAGAAATACGGAGCAAAGAAGGCCCGTGAATTTATATTAAAGTTTAATATGAAGGAACAGTTAAAACAGCAATTAGTTAAAGAGGTAGGTGAAACAGCGGCAGAAACATATGCAAAAAAAGGCTTTGCAAAAGAGATAACAACTGAAACATTATCAACAGCACAGAAGAATGCGGCAAAAGAATTAGCAAAGAATGCTGCTAGAGTAGGAGCACCAAGTGCTGGAGCGTGGTCAGGTGCGTATGATGCTGAACATCAATGGTTAAGTAGAAAATTAGATAGAGATGGTTGGGAAAAATATAATCCTTTACAAACAGCAACGGCTGTTTTAGCTGGAATGGCTATCGGTGGACCAGCTACTCATAAGATAGCTAATGCAGCCGCATTATTAGGATCTCGTCGTGTTCTACGTAATCATCAGAGTAGGTTGGATTATCTTGATTATGAGGCTACTAGAAAAAAGTTAGATAGTTCAGATGAAGTAATTCCTAATAGATCTTCGTATAATGATATTGAATCTACAGCAGCCAGATTACAAAAAGATTTAAATACAAACGGGATTGTTAATTTAAATATAAAAGGGACAAGAGCACGAACTCCAAAACTACAAAAGAAAGCAGAAGTAAAAGGAGATGCTGCTGAGAATGCAACCTTTGAAGATATTCAAGATACTTTTCGTAGATATGGAATTGAATTAGATCAAGGTGCTAAGAGAGGACAGTTCGTAGGAAGAAAAATTACAGAGTTTGGAGAAGGTATAATTGATCCAGCAACAGGACGTAAAACAACGGACGTAGTTTGGGCTAGATTTAAAAGAATGGCTTACTCTGATAGTGGTTTAGGAAGGAGATTTGAATCTGCAAGAAGACGATTTGATTCTAATTCTTTAAAAGCAGAGAGAGCAATAAAGAAAAGATTAGGTACTTTACAGACGGCTATGGAAAAGGACTATGGTACTAAAGTAAAAAATATAGGAGAAGATACGGTTGGACTTATAGATCGGTCTTTCCGAGGATATAATGTGCATCTTCCTAAAAATGTTGCTCGTGAAGTATCTAAGATGCGTAAGCATGTTGATTATCTACAACAAAGAATGTGGGATAGTGGAGTACTTAAAAAAGAATATGATGCTGAAGGTAAATTAAAACAGGATAGTCTTGCTTTTAAAATAAAAAAATCTATGGATGGGGAAGAACCAGAATTATATATGACAAGACAATATGAAGTATTTGATAATCCAGATTGGGCTACAAAAATAGGGGCTAATTTAGAAGTATTAAATACTGCAAGAAATTTTCTACGAGGAAGATTAAGAAATAATACTGAGTTTCAAGAATTAGACGATAGAGCATTAAAAGCAAAGTATACAGATGAGCAAGGACTTGAAAAATTTGATTATAATAAAGCAGGTTTAACTGATGAAGAAGCGTCAAAACATCAAGCGTTTATAGGTAAAGGTGGAACTCTTGATAAACTTATGTATGAACTTACTCATGCAACAGATGAGGAAAGTTTATTTCATATGTTCTCTAATCAAAGGCCATTAGGAAGAAGTGCTTTAAAAATATTAGAACCTAGAGAAGATATACCTAGTGAATTAAGAGCATTAATGGGAGAGTATAAAACACCTTTTGCAAATTTTCAAAATTCCGTTATGAAAATGGAGCAAACTATAGCTACTTATCAGTATGAAAAAGAACTTGCAGATCTTATCAGGGCTGGTTTACTGGACGGTGCAGGTACATTTAATCCTGATGTGGGTAGAGTAGTAAATCTACAATCAAGAATGCCTAAACGGGCTGGTGTAGCACGACCACTTGCAGAAGGGTTGTCTGCTGAAGATACTGGTATCAATCGTCCTTTGGATGGAATGCATGGAACCCATGAAGTTGCAGATGCTATTCTGAAAGGCAATGAGATCTTTCAAACTCATAACTTCTTTAAGCCAGTGCAATATTATCTTTCAGCGCAAGCACAAACAAGATTAACTAAGACTGTTTATAATTCAGCCGCTATAGCTAGAAATTTTTTAACTGCTGGAATCATGGCTGTAGGTGCAGGATATATAAATCCAAGAAATTTAAAAGCAATTCCTAAAGTTTTTAAAGGTATGTATAAGTTCAGTGATGAAGCATTACAGGCTGAAATGGAGAAAGGATCTTATTTAGGTTATCTGCAAAGTGGTACAATTTTAGGAGCATTTAGAGCGGCAATGGGAGATGCAGCAGATCCTTCTTATTGGAATGGAAGTAATCCATTATATACAAAAGGGAACAAAGTTAAAGCAGCCGCAAAACGGGCTAATGTTTCAGTAGTTAAATTTTACCAGCTTATGGATGATGTGTGGAAACAGTTTGGATTTATAAGTGAAAGAGATATACAAAAACCTATTCTTAGAGATAAGGCTCATCTTGCTAAAGCTAAAAGAGATGCAAATAGATCTACTAATACTCCTGAACAACTGACTCCTGAAGAAAATGATTTATTAAAGGCAATGGATGCTCAAGGTACGGGTGATTATAATCCTGACTTAGATATTGTGCATACCTTTAAGAGTGCTGATGGTATTACAGTAAATATAACAAGAGTAGAAAAAGTTGCTGCTGATAATGTTGCAAAATATATGCAGAATTATGCAGGAGTTCCTCAGTATGTTCGTTATTTTCGTCTTCTTCCTATGGCTGACTTTCTTGCTTTTAATACAGAAATAGCAAGAAATTCTAAAAATATACTAATGAGTGCTGGAAGTGATTGGCTTGAAGGTAGTCGTGTGATGAAAAGAAATATTGTTCTTCCAGATGGAACAAGAGTGGGAGAGGCTCAAAGAGCAATAGGACGGCGTAGAATGGGTTCTCAAATAGCTGCTCAATCAGCAGCAGTAGCTATGTCAGGAGCCTCTACATTATATCTTGGCCTTAAATATGGAGGAGATGTGTGGGATTATATACGAGGTGAAGATGAAGTTGAAGCCAATACAGATGGTATTGAATCCTTTGACCAAGACTATGCTCGTGGAACTACATATGCCTATTTAACAAAGCCAGAGAATGGTACAGGAGTAAGAATGAATTTGTCCTTCTCCAATCCATATGCTGTTATGCAAGATCCTATACGTGGAACGCTGCGTGATATGGCTAATGGTACATTTAGTGAAGAAGGAGTAACGGATGCTGTAACTAAAGCTTTTCTAAAACCACTGGGAGAAATAATGGGGCCATCTATGCTTGCAGAAAGTTTTATTAATTTATATAAAAATACGGATGCGTATGGAAGACCTATTGTGGATCGGAGACAAAAGACTATTCCACAAAATGTTATGGCGGTAATAGGAGAATTATGGAAACCTTATGAACCGGGAATTATTAGAGATACAGAGAGGGTTGTTAGATCTGTAACGGATCGTCCTGAAGATCAGGAATATGCTTTAAAACCGGGAACATATCCAAGAAAATATACTACATTTCAATCCATAGCTGGTCTAATTGGAATGCGTCCAGAATATTATGATGTAAAAAATAATATGCTTGGTCAAATGCAAGAAGAAAAACAAGTAACTGGTAAGGCTAGTCAAATATTTAATAGGATGGTTCATTCTCAACAGACTTTGACTGCCGATGATCTTGCAAAAGCATACGCACATTCTTTGGATGTGCAATATAAAAGTGCCAGAAGAATGGCTAATATTATACAGAGAGCAAGAGCGTCTGGTTTAAGTAATAAAGAAATTATAAACTTTGTTACAAAGGATGGTATGTTCTCAGATAAATTAGATTCAAAGATGTTTGCTGATATGGTTAATAAAGGTAAGTTTCTTCCACCAAAGCCAAATATAGGAGATATGCATATATGGGCAAAGTATGCAAAGGATGAAGGATTGCATCAGCCAGATATAAAGGGAGCGCAGCGAGAATTAATAAACATATGGAAAAATAGTTTAGGTCAAAGTACGGGAAAAGATGAAAGTAGTCCATCTCAACCTAAAAATATATATGATAAATTTTTAGTTCAATAGGAGTTTAATATGCAGGATATGACCATGATTTGGAATGCCATACTTACGATGGCCGTAGGTGGATTTCTCTGGTGGATACGTACTACCACAGCATCCATTACAAAGATACGTGAAGAGAACTTGGAGAATAGAGAGCACATTGCTCTGACCTATGCAACCAAGCAGGACGTTAAGGATGACCTACAGCAGATCATGGGAAGATTTGATCGTCTGGAAGATAAGATAGATGACTACATGAGGATGGATAAGTAAATGCCTGAGATTTTTACAAGGGAACAATTACCTTCTGCTCCAGTAGAAGAACCTACTCCTATTAGGATATCTGATCAATATCCTGAAGCAACCGCTTTAATACGTAAGTATGAATCCGTTAATCAGTCTGGTCAGCCACATCTTAATCCTTATAAAGATAGTGGTGGAAATTGGACAGTAGGTTATGGGCAACTGATAGATGCTGATAGTAAAGATATTGAACGAACTCCTGAATGGGCAGAATCTAATTTAGATAATCAAATAGAGATAGCACTAGAAGATATAAGAAAATTAGAGGCAAAACTTCCAGAAGGAATACGATTTACCAGTAGGGAGATAGAAGGTTTAATTCCAATTCTACAAAATGTAGGGTATACAAAACTTACTAGCCAAGGTAAAAATGCAATGAAAGCATTACGAGCTGGAGATAAAGATAAATTTGCAAAAGAATTATTTGATAGTGAGATAGGTTTTGTACGAGGAAGAGATAAGAAAGGAAAATCAATTGTATTAAATGGGTTGGTTGAAAGACGAGGAAGAGAAGGAGAAATTTTTTATTCAAGAGATTTAAGAATAGGTGGAATGGTACAACGTAATCCATATCCATATATGGCAAGACCAATTTAGGGAGTAGTGATGAAGAAGCGTTGGGAGTTTTTCTCAGAAGACGAGTTAAGGTGTAAAGGAACAGGCGAAATAGATATGGACGAGGAGTTTATGAAGAAGCTCGTAGCTCTTCGTAGAGAACTAAATCAATACATGAAGATAACATCAGGCTACAGACATCTGGCCTATAGTGATGTTATCGGAGGCAACAGAGACTCTCCACACTTACAGGGTAAGGCCGTGGATGTTGCATGTCATAGCAAAAAGGCTTATAATATAATTAGATTGGCTACTGAACATGGCTTTATGGGCATCGGAATAAAGCAGCATGGTTCAAAGGAAGATAGGTTTGTC